GCGTAATGCAAGAGCTTTGCGTGTTAACTTACCATCTTTCTTCATTGGTCCTTTTACCTTAGACATCCTTGCACAAAAAGATTTTCTTCTTGCTTTTTGTCTAGGAGAAAGACCTGTCTTTTTAGTAACAGGAGCTTGCAAGTTTCCACCTGTTGCTCGGTTATATTTCCTACGACCAGAAGCAGTAAGACCCCCAGTGGGATCTTTGTCTTTTTTGGTAAGAGATACTCCCTTAGACATTAAGGAAAGATAAGTAGTTATTTAAAATATAACACCCTTATGCAATCTTTAAACTATCTCTTGATTTTTTTCTTCTATGTTGGTAACTAATTTTTTTTGAACTTGTCTTTTCTCTTTTAAATCTAGCCTTTTCTTTACTGCTCATTTCACTGGTAGTCTTTGGTGTTTTACTACTAACTCTTTTAGATGGTCTGCAAGCAGGGTAGCCACGACTTTCACCTTTCTGTCTTCCACAAGGCTTACCTGTTTTAACATCTACCCACTTTTCTTTAAACCATCTTTTAAGACTCATTTGCCTACTTCTTTCTGTGCTGCTGTATGTGCAGCTTTAAATGATTTACCTTCACGCATAAGTTTCTTCATAAGGTTCATGTGTTTAGGTGTGTGATGAACTGAATGTGCTTTCAGCTTTTTCATCTGGCTAAGATTAAGCTTTGCCATTTTTCTTTTTCTTTTTAGATTTACGAAGGATCATAAGATCTTCTCTGGTAATTTTATCCCTAGGTTCTGCAACCCTAGCGATCTTCATTTGTTTTTTAGAATAAGGCATGATTAACCAATCCTTAGTTTTTTTCTGTTTGGTTTACTACGACTGTAGTTACTAGCAGTTTTACGTTTACCATCTGGTCCTTTAATGTCTCCCTTACATACTCGAACAGCATAAGCATTTGCATAAGCAGAAGGATAAACTTTAAACTTCCGCTTTGCTGCTGCTTTACCTCTAGCACATAATTTACCCATAATTAACCTTGGTTAAAGACATTAGAGCCTTCATATCGAGCATACACACTTTGGGTGTAAGCCACATCTTTACCATAACGTGGATCGCTTACAGCAGCTTCTACTTCTGCTGCTGATTGAAATGGTCTAGTTCCACTTTGAGAAGCACGACCTGATACTAAATTTGGTTCGACACCCATAGCGTTATTGTATTGAGAATAAAGACCTTGCACTGCAAACTTAATTGCAGTTGCATTTGCTGTTTCAGTTAAAGAATTAAACTCCTTAACTTCATTAGCAGGAAGATTGTTTACGGCCCATTCCACCATCTTACCGTAATTTTCATCTCCACCAACAGAATCTTTTATTTCTTGTATTTGTGCAGAAGCAATATCTTCACCAGTAGCAGCACCACTTCTTAATCCATCAAGATAAGTGTCAATTACTTGCTTAGAAAAACCTGCTTCTCCAAGCTTTGCATAATCATCATCATTAATTTCACCTGTCTCTTCAAATCTATTAGAGATTTCTTGTGGATCAATACCAACTTCTTCTAATACAGAAGCAAGACCATCACCATAAAACTCTTCCGCATTAAATTCTGGTTCTGTGGTTTCTGTTTCTTCTTCTGTTTGTGGTTGATCTTCTTCTGTTACCTGCCCAAGCTTGCCTTCAAGTTCTTTGTAACTGGCAGCTAAGTCTTCTACTGATTTAAACTTACCTAAGATAAGACCATTATCATCAGTCTCATTTTTAGCTAAAGTTTGTAAGTCTTCAGCAGACATTGGTGGTGTCTCTGAGACATTAACCTGGGATGAAGTCATAATATTTGTCTAGTTATAAGTCATTGTACGACCATTTTTAGTTTCGACCACTCTTGGCTTTGTAGGGGTAGGCTCATCGTTGACACCTAACTTGCTGACAACAGCCTTTGCTGGTTCTGTTTTTGCTTTAAGATCAGGCTTCTTGCTCGGCATTAGTTTCCTCCGTTAGTTGCTGTGCTTGTGCATTATTTTTAGGATCAAGTAAAGGTGATCCAAGAGCAGCAGGTCCAAGATGTTGTATAAGCTGCTGCTGTTGCATAGCTTCCATCTCAGCCTGTATCTCTTCTTGTGTCTTCACTAGGTTAGCAGTATCTATACCAATTGAATTTGCTAGACGTTTTATTGCTTCATCTACATTCATGTACTGTCTCATAATATCTGGACCTAAAGCTTGTGACACCGTTCCAATAAATTCAACAAGCTTATTACGATCATTACCACGACCAAGACCTTGAACACCTGTAACGATTTTAGGTTTAACTATTTTTTCTGGTAGTTTCGGAGCTTTACCAGAACGTACGAGCATGTGCATCCTACGTTTTAGGTATGGCAATTGAAATTCTTGAGTAAGGATGCTGTAAATACCACCAAGACTGTTTTCCAGTTCATTAGCCATCATGGTAACTTCTGCTGCTGTTACTCTTTCTGCATCTCTCTGTACAGAACGTGCCATGAGAAAAGCATATTCAAGTCTTGATTCAATTCTTTGTATTGCAGAGAAAGATACGTTGAAGTCTGCTCCCTTGTTGACTTGCATCACAGAAATATCTGCTGCACTACCTTCTCGTATTGCACCGTTGGGAGCCTTTGCTAAAGTCGCTGCTCTTGTTACACCATTAGGATTTACAAGGAATAAAGTCTTAGCTGATGCTGCTGCACCCTCTATGATTGCTTGCATCAAAGCTTCTAAACTAATTAAGTCTCCTCTATATTCTTCTACATATCCTCTACCATAATCTTCACCATCTATCCGAACAAACCTAAGAGTAATCCAAGGTGATACATCTACTTTTGATCTACCATCAGTACCTGGTATCTTTTCTCCTTTACATTCCTGATACCACATGAAGTCATCGTTTACTCTCTTGATGTATGTATAAATATCAAGGTCACTATCCATTGTCTTTTCATCATAGTTCTCTTTCTTTTTGATCTGCTCTAAGAACTCTGGTGATAGTGCATTCGGGTGTATTGATTCTTGTGTGATGATTTCTAATACATTACCAACTGCATCTCTTTTACAAACAAACTTTGATAGTGGATATACTTTCAGTCCATTATCTGTGAGATAGAGAAGAACATTCCCTCCAACAATCAGATGTTTCAATGCTTCAAACATTGCAACCCTATCGTTAGAGATCTCTATCTCATTCATCAAAGCTGTTTCTATTGTTCTTAATCCTTTATCTATTTCTGTTTCTAATCCTTCTTGTCCTTGCTTTAACAATTCAAGACTATCAATACTTAGCTTGAAGAACGCAGTTGATGGTGGTAACAATGCAAATAAAAGTTTAGATGCAAGACTGTTTACTCCTCTAGCACCTACTGCTTGAAAGGGTGTTTTAATTTTAGCTCTTGTACCTGTTGTACTTTCTGGTATCAAGCTAGGTATAGTCAGCTTAGAAGATTCTTTGGCTTCTCTATCAAAGGTAGATCTTGCACTTTGTAGTTGTGCGTATCTACCAGCAGCAGTTTTTCCTTGTTGGTTTGAATAATTCATTTACATATAATTAATACCTTAAGTTGTTCCCCTTGGTTCGTGTTCCGTCTAATAAAGGTATCTGTAATGATTTAGTACCTAGTCTCATAGGGGCTTTTGCTTGTTGCTTTTGTTTTTTAGTTCTTTTAGTACCAACAACAACTTTATCAGCAGTCTTTTCTGGTCTTGGTGCAGTAGGTTGTGGTTCTGGTAATGGTGGTGGCTTTGGTGTTCCTAAACACATAACTAATTCTCCAAGACTGATTGGTTGAGCATCGTATCCTTTTGCCTTTTTTGTTGTTCGATCAGAAAGTCAACAACATACCGTTGCCCTGCTCTATACCATACCTCTCTATCAGATAAAGACAAATCAGGATGGCGATTAGGAAAGATTTGATCTAAGGCAAAAATCAATTCATCTGTAATTACTGGTAGCTTTTCAGATGACATGATTAGTAAGATTTATATTTATTGTAGTTCACTTTTGATAATAAAGTATAGCAAGTTTTAATTTATGTGATAAGGTTAATATGCTTATCCAGGCAACTAAGAAATACCAACAGCCCATGCTACTGCGTTGTTGGTGTTTTTTTTATGGAGTCCAGAGAGATACTTCTCCTGTCTTGTAATCAAAATCTCCATGTCTCAGTATTCTTGCAAGCTGTGCATTAAGAACAGCATCAGCAAATTTATATTTCTTTTTCTCATACGCAGCTACTACCTTCTCCCACATTTGTTCAAGTGTTTTAGCTTCACCTAGTATCTTTTCTGCTGTTACTGGTCCTACCTTATCTATACCAAAGTAGTTATCAGTAGAGTCACCTGTAAGAGCTTGTATCATCCAGTGTCTATCAGCCTTACGTTTGGTTATTAGTTCCATGTCATCACCTGCTAACAATGTGCAAGGTACAGATCTCATGTCCTTATCGACTGAAACTATTATTGGGTTGTCGTATTGTTTTGATGTTGCAAGCAGAGCCATAACATCATCTCCTTCCAAACCATCAAAACTTTTTGAATCATATCTTTCTCTTACCTGTTCTACTATCTTACGAAGACCCAAAGGTTTTCTTTTATTCTTTCTATTAGCTTTGTACTCTGGATATATCGTATGTCTAAATGTTGGGTACTCAGTAAAGCACATAACAACATCTTTATCGTCTTCAGCTATGGCTTGATAGTAGGAAACTCTACCATCAACCATTTCATTTACATCTCTTTCATCTGCATGAAGTGTGTGTAGGTTACTATCCCACTGTATGTCTTGCTCACACGCACAACATGAGGAATAAATAAGCCAATCAGCATCAATAAGTAAAGTCATTGGTTTCCAAAATAAGATTCCATAGGTACTACAAGTCTTCCTGTCTTTTCGTCATACAATAATTTATCTACTGGTCCTGTCATTCCTGTGTGTCTGTTCTTCAATACTCTTAGCTGTAGTTCTGCTCTTTCTGCATAGCTTTCCGACTGTTGGTTTCTTTCACAGGCAACTACTAGATCAGATAGTTGTGCTATTGAATGGCTAGACCTCAGATGATTCAGAGAAACCTTGTTACCCTCCTCATGTCCTTTACCTTCTGGTCTACGCAAGTGAGAGACAATAA